GTCGTTCACAGTCCCCAATTGGGTCACCGTGGACGGCTTGGTCCATCGAATCGAACTCATATCGCAAGTATCATCTGGATATCTACCAAGGTAGAAACATTCCAGACTTCCACAAGCGTCGTAATCGTGGTGAGCTACTGCCTATGACTGACTACTTGTACGCTGTACATAGTAGGCAGACCACGGGAGCATCTAACTCTTGGATGGAGTTTACCAAAGATGGTACAACTTCAACTCGAGTTGAGATGTGGTGGAAGGACTTTGGTAACGAGGTTATTCAATCTCGTCACTTGTCCACTCCATTTCAGTATGCCACAAACCCTAGAATTGTCGCGCAGTCTCTTGGCATTGAGCCTCGATACTATGCCCAGCTCGCGGCTGCAAAACTTTACAGTCGCGGGTGGGATGCGGGTACATTTCTAGCGGAAATCCACAAGACTGTTTCCATGTTCCGTGGTTGCGTGTTCCAGTTTGCAAAACTCTGGGACGCGTACCTTACGGATCTAAAAAGATGGAAACTGGCTGGTCAGGTAAAGAACGCCGTCGACCAAACTTTCAACGCTTGGTTGGAAGGTAGGTACGGTTGGCGTATCCTGATGTATGATATCGAAGATATCAATAAGCTGCTTGTGGGGTTGAAGAAGAAGAGTAGAACCAGGCACAAGGAGCGAGTCGGCACTGATCAGACCTTCCAGGTTACTGAAAGTAACTTGGTCGAATCCAAGCGCTACTATAAACTGTATCTTAACGATACCGTTGAAATGGAGCTTGGCGTTCGAGGTCGGATTGTTGCTGATTTTGTTCCCGATCTTGCCTTTGCGAATCTTCCGATAACGCTGTACGAATTAACTCCGTATAGCTTTGTCTTAGATTGGCTTGTCAATATTGGGAATGCTCTTGCTGCTCTTTCTTTCCTGGCGCTCAATGATCAGTATACTTGTTCGCACAGCGTTGGGGCCTACACCACGATCACGCAAGGCTACTCTGTAGTCCTGAATGATAATGCTGCTGGTCTCTCAACTAACTGGACGGATATAAGTATTACTGACACCATTGAGTGGCGGGATAGAAGGCCCTGTTACGTTCCCACCGTCCC